TGTCGCATTGCGAAAGCCGTCCGATATTGGCGGCGATGACACCGGATATGAGCTGCCCGGCTTGAATCAGACAGTTGACGTGGTGGAATACCACGGCAGTATTCCCGAAGGCCAGTTGTTCGCCGCCGATCTGGGCGGTGTCGGTGGTCGTGCGAGGGTTCGCAAGGAGACTCTTGCCGACCGCGTGAACCGTTGCGTCGAACTCGTCAACGACGAGCCGGACGAGCAGTGGATTATCTGGGCTGGTTTGAACGACGAGGCGGACATGTTGAACCGGCTTATTCCAGGCAGTGTGAACGTGAAGGGCGCAATGTCGCCGGAAGAGAAGGCAAAGGCGTTCCTTGACTTTGCGGACGGGAACATTCCGGTGCTTATCACGAAGGGTTCCATGGCGTCGTTCGGTTTGAACTGGCAGAACTGCGCTCGTATGGCGTTCTGCGGTTTGAACGATTCGTGGGAATCGTACTATCAGTCGATTCGCCGCTGTTACCGGTTCGGACAGAAGCGCGTCGTTGACGTGCATGTTGTCGTGTCCGATTTGGAACGGGAGATAGCGGAGAACATCACCCGCAAGGAACAGCAGGCCACTCATTTGAGTGACGAGCTGGTGAAGACGATGAATGAATCAAACTCTTTTGGAAAGGCCGCATGATGGTTGACGAAATGTATGTGACAGATGAAGCCAACGGCAAGGATTGGACGCTGTGGCTTGGCGATTCGTGCGAACGCATGACGGAAATGGTTGAGAACAGTGTTGATCTGAGCGTGAGCAGCCCGCCGTTCGCCAGCCTGTACGTGTATTCGGATTCGACGCGCGACTTGGGCAACAACAGTTCCCGTGAGGAGTTCATCGAGAACTACGGGTACATTATCCGCGAACTGTTGAGGGTGACGAAGCCGGGGCGTATCGCATGTGTCCACGTGCAGCAGGTCGTGACCACGAAGACCGTCGATGGTGTTGTCGGTTTGACTGACTTCCGTGGTGACGTTATCCGCGCCTATGTGGAGAACGGTTGGATTTTCCACGGTGAGGTCACTGTGAACAAGAATCCTCAAGCCCAAGCCATCCGCACGAAGGCTCAGGCTCTCATGTTCGTCACGAAGAACAAGGATTCCAGTATGAGCCGCCCAGCATTGGCTGACTATCTGCTGATGTTCCGCAAGCCGGGTGAGAATCAGGTGCCGATCAAGAACGATGTTTCCAATGAGGAATGGATTGATTGGGCGCAGCCGGTCTGGTGGAACATCAAGGAGACGAACACGTTGAACGAGCGTCTTGGACGTGAGGATACGGACGAACGGCATATCTGCCCGCTCCAATTGGATTTCATCGAACGGTGCATCCGCTTGTGGAGCAACAAGGGAGAACTGGTATTTGACCCGTTCGGCGGTATCGGCTCGACCGCGGATGAGGCGATCAAACTGGGACGCAGGGGGATGCATCGAATTGAAGCCGTCGTATTGGGATGCGTCGGTGAAGCTGATGCGCGAGTTGGAATCCACTTTGAACGAGGCGACTCTGTTCTGATGGTTCCTCTCGCTGGCATGAACGAACCGGCATGGTGTGACAAGCATGGGGTCGCATACTACGGCCCCACTTGCCCCATCTGCGACACGGAAAACGAAGAATATTGGGCGGATATTGGAGACGCGAGCGTTTATGATCTTTGACTTTGAGATTCCAGGCGAACCCGTTGCCAAGGGTAGGCCGAGATTCTACGGTTACAGGGCTGTGACTCCCCAGCATACGAGGGATGCGGAGGAACTTGTACGCAACCAGTTCCACATGTTCTACCCCGATGCGAAGCCTTTGGATGGTGACGTACTCATGATTGTCATGTTCTACAAGGGGCGGCATGGGAAACCGGATTTGGACAATCTGGAAAAGCTCGTGAAGGACGCTTTGAACGGATTGGCCTATGTGGATGACCAGCAGGTGAAGGCCACGTTGTGCGCCATGTTGGAACCCGACCGCATGGCATGGGGTGCACGGGTGAAACGTTTGGTGAAACGACGGCAGGGCATGCCGTTGACCTACGGTGGCGTGCCTTACGAGCCGCATACGGAAATACACGTGGAACCCCTACAGGGCACGATTCACGACGGATTCCACAGCATCAACAGGACGATGGGGGAGATGATAAGCGATGTTGGAAACAAGCCTGAATACCGATGAAACCTTATTCCAACTGCGAGTATGGGATTACTTGGCTTGGGCGTTGGATGACGAACGGTTGGAGCATGTGGACAATCTATGCTACAAGGGCGAGCCGATCAGCATTTCGACGTTTGCGAATCCTCGCACTCCGGTCGTGAAATGTTGGAGCATGGCGTTCGACCATGCGGGCGACATGGATTCCGAATACCCGTTCATGGTCAGACAGGATGGCACCCCGTTTCCCGAAAACGGCTCCTGTGAGGATAAACGACAGTGGGTTGGCTCACAGTCGGCTTACACGAGTTCGGACGTTTGGAACCGGTTTAAAAACCTCCTGCACCCCATCCACCCAGCACGAGTGGAGCGCGTCAAGTCTGGTGAATCATGGTTCGTGAAAATGAACCTAACCCAACTCGCTTTCATGCTCAACAGCAACCTCCTACTAGGGGGCGAATGATGTTGGGACAGCAAAGCTACGACTGGCGGGGACTCCGCATCATGCGCAATCAGGCAACCGTCTTGGTCGCACTGGTCAACACCGGCATGTTGCCCACCGTCCACGACGTGTACAACAAGCAGTACCGGAGCGTCAACGCTTTAATCCGCCGTGGACTGATCGTCAAACATGATGACGGGAGTCTGGAACCCACCGACCTTGGACGTGAGTGCGCGTCGGAAATCGAAGGGTTGCAACGAGCCGGTAGCGTGCTGAAAATACAGGATTCCCGTATGTCGAAACACTTCAACAGTTATTGGGACAACCTGTTTGCGAATCCGAAAACCTACCCGTACAAGCCCACATTGCATGTGGTGTGTGAAAGGAGTCGGGATGCTTGACCCCGAACCCGACTTGGTTGAAATAGCCGAAGCTTTGGATGCGATGGCGAAGCCACACGTGGGTAGTGGTTGGGAGCGCATCAATTTCACCGATCTGCCTTGCACCACGCGACGGCAGGAGGAAATCTGGAAAATCTACGGAGACGGGAAGTTAGGCTGATGGCTAGACGCGGATACGTGCAATTGGCTAACGGATTCTACCTGAACCGGAAAGTACGCCGGTTACGGCGCACCATGCCATCAGCCATCAGCGCCTTCGTAATCATGCTTTCCTACTGCGGCGACAATCTCACAGACGGTTATGTGGATGCTGACACGGCGGAGTTCGTGTTGGATGTCACCCCGCAGGAGCTTGAAGCGCTCAACGATGTGGGACTGATTGAAAACGTTGACGATGGTTGGCTTATCCACGACTATCTTGAACACAATCGGAGTCGTGGACAGGTCATGGCAAAACGCGCATACGACAAAAAGTACACGAGTCGTAAACGAGTCGTAAACGAGTCGGAGTCTGAATCGGGACAAACACCAGAACACCAGAACACCAGAACACCAGAACCCAGAACACCAAAGAAAGATAAAGAAGAATTACATTCTTCTTTATCCAAAGAAGAAACGAATGTCAACCAATACCATGATTCACCCGCCTACAAGGACTTGACCCACACGATCAGCCGTGAATACAGGAATCTCGACATTCCCAGTGCTTGGGACGCTTTCCAAAACCACCATTACGGCGAAGACCGGCATGTAGCAGATTGGAGCCGATTGTGGAAAGGCTGGTGTCAACGTCGGGCAACCATGAGTGGAATCCCACCCGCCAAACACCACAAGCACACGTGGGCGTGCGAACACACGTTGAACGCATTGAAATTGAAAAAAAGAGAAGATGTGAAAGACATGGATTTAGCCGTCAAAACCGCAAACGAACTGAACCGGGAAGAAGCCGCATCATGAAATACATCAGCCTTTTCAGCGGCATCGAAGCCGCAACGGTAGCCTGGCAGACACTCGGATGGGAGCCAGTCGCATACGCCGAAATCGAACCGTTCCCCAAAGCCGTATTGAAACACCATTTTCCGAACGTTCCCGACCTTGGGGACATGACCAAAGTTAACTGGAAGGAATACCACCATGCAGCAGATGTCGTTGTGGGAGGAAGTCCCTGCCAAGCCTTCTCCATCGCCGGACTCAGGAAGGCTTTGGACGATCCGCGCGGCCAGCTCATGCTCGAATATCTCCGAGCTTGCGCAGAAATTGATCCGGAATGGATCGTCTGGGAGAACGTGCCCGGAGTTTTGTCGGCTGAACACGGAAGGGCTTTCCAGTCGCTCCTTGAAGCCGTGGCCGAACTCTGGCCTGATGGGGGGGCGGCATGGAGAGTGTTGGACGCTCAGTTCTTCGGTGTGGCCCAACGACGCGAACGTGTGTTCGTTGTCGTCAATACTAGAGACTGGCGTCGTGCCGCGCCGGTTCTTTTTGAGCGGGAGAGCTTGTGCTGGGATTATCCGTCGAGCAGGGAAAAGAGGAAAGCCCTTGCCGGTG